CCCCGTTTCCATGGACTTAGTAATTTCTTCTTTCACTACCTCAGCAACTTCTTCAACCTCGTTAGTTACTTCTTCTATTATAGGTGTTTCTTCTGTTTTTGGTTCTTCAGGAACTTTAATTTCTTCTGGAGCTTTTATCTCCTCAACTGGTTTAGATAAATCAACTTTAACTATCTCTTCAGCTTTTTCTTTAAGTTCGTTAAGATCTACTTTTACTACTTCAGGTGTTTTTTCAAACTTTTTCTTTTTAGGTTTTTTAACCTTTAACTTTTCAACAGTTTCATCTACTGTTGGTTGTTCAGGAGTCTTCTCGACTGCCTCTTCATTTTTGTTTTCTGCCATAATATAATATAATAATAATTAATAATTTGTTTGTTTATTTAGGTTCAAATGCACCTAATCTCATTCCTCCACCTACTACATCATTACCAGCGGATTCAAATGGTTTTTCTTTTATTGCCTCTCTTTCTACCATTAAATCTTTTTGTTGTTCACCACTCATTACCATTCTTCTATCTTGTCTATCTTCTCTTTTAGCATCTCTAGAGTTAGCGCTATCTAAATCCATTTGTTTTAATCTCATGTTAATTTGAAACTCATGATCCATTAACTGTTTTTTAACATCAGCTTCAACTTGTAACGTTTGTTGTTTCATTTTTGCTTTAGCTTGCTCTATTTGTACTTGGCTTTGAACTAAAGCATTTTGTTTTTCTACTTCTGCTTGAGCAGCCGCTTGTTGTTGAGCCGCGTTAGCTTCTGCTTGAGCCTTCATATTCTCTTGCGCCATTTGCTGATCTTTTTGTATTTTCTTTTTTCTTCTAAGTTTCAAAAGTTGATTAGCAAGTTTTATATTTTTAATATCCCTAAGATCAATAGCGTCTTCTAAATCTATAGTTTGCTGAGATAATGCAGATTGAATATTGTTTTCTAATATTTGCCTACCTTCTTCGTCTGGCTCTAAATCTAAAAATATACCAAAATCATATAAGTGCAACTCTGCCATTTCTTTTAGCGTAGCAACGTTATGGTTACCTATAGCTTGTATAAAAGCATCGGCGGTTGGTGAAAATTCTAGTATATCAGATATTCTAAGCGATAGTGACTCGCAAACTTCTGCCGATAAAAATAAACCAGCGTTTAATATATGTCTTGTCGCTGTGTTTGAATTAGCGGCTGCCATTTTTTGAACACCTACTAAAGCTCTTTCATCAGGGGTACTACCATCTCTAGCTTCGTTTAACCCGGTAGTGTCTCTAATCATTTGTAAATAATAATTATAAGTTCCTATTAGAGCCTGCATTTTATTCCCACTACCAGATTGTATTTCTTGAATAGGCATTTTACCTGGATTCATATCTCCGTCCGCTGTAAAACTTCTACCAATAATACTACCAGTTTGAAAAAACATATTTAATGCTTCTTGTGGATTATAGTTTGTTCCATTACCTAAGTCTATTTCAGCTAAACCATCAGCATCTAAATAAATTCCATCTGGAACCATTCTAGACATTACCTGTTGTAACTTTAAATGTGTCAACTGTATCATATCGGCAAATCCAGTTATTCTACCAACAAGAGACTCTATTTTGCCATTATACATCCTAGGCGCTACCATAGAGTAATTCATTTTAACTTTTGTAAAGTCACTTTTAGGTCGCATCATATTTTTTGCTTTTTGCCACTGTAAAAGTTTATCAGTTCCTAACAACATAGCGCCTTCATATAAACACTCTACTCTTCTATCTATTCTTTCGAAATCTCCTTGTTTATCTTCAGGTGGATTAAATGTGTCGTCTTTTTCTATTGCTTTCGTTCCTCCACTTCCTGTTTCTTTCATTTTATAGACCTCTGTTGAAAATGTTTTGTAATTAAAATAAAGAACTGTCACTTTGTTTTTATCTTGATCGTAAGGTCTTTGTCTTCCGGCTCTAGTTCTTCCTTTGTAATTATTTTTGTCTATATCTTCTAGATCTTGACTTGTTAAATTAGGAAATTGTTTAATAAGTTCGTTAATAGGTATTTCTTTTACTTCTCCAATATAATAAACATCTTCAAAATAAGGAGACTCTGTGTAAGAATAGATTAAATTAGCTGGATCAACATAATCTATAGTAACTCCTTCTGAAGTATTAAAAGATGTTTTTACGGCAGCTATACCTAAAACTGTTAAATCGTAATAAAGTCTTTTCTTTATAAGATTATAATTATTACCTTGTAATAAAACTTCAATAGCTTGTTCTTCTGCTATTTCTACAGCTTGCTTATAATTTAACTGCATGTGTAATGCTAATTCATCTTCTGTTTCTGGTAAATCTTCTTTTTTGTTTTCATAAAGATCCATGTTTAGTAGATTAGCCGCCATATCGTTAAATTCAGCAGTATCCATATCTTTTTGTATAGATTCCATGTATTTAGTTCTTTGGTCTACTCCAAATGGATCTTGAGAATATGCTTTTATATTAAACAACCTTTCTGTCATTCCATTAACAACAATATCTACAAACTTTGGTATAATTGGAACTGGTTTCCAATCTAGGTTTAAATAGCTTAAGTCACCATTTATAGATAACTCATCTTTATATTTTTGAATCGATTGCTCTCCTCTAGCGTACAGACGTAGCTTGTGAAAGTTATTAGTATCAGTTAAATACCTATTATTATTATATCCAGAGTCATTAAACCATTCATTTTCTATAGCTTGAGCAACTTTTAAACCGTACTCTATACTACCTTTTTCTTGATCACTAACTATTTGACTTGGGAAGTTTGCGTTTCTTCTCATATTATTCTTTAATTAATCTTGATATGTTACCTTTGTTTTGATAACGTCCTACATTTAAACTTATAGCCTGTTTTTCAATTTTAGCATTTGGAGCATATAAGTTTCTATTACACGCCATTATCGCTAAGCCAGAGCTTATAGAGGCGTCAAATTTAGTTCTTTTTGTTATATCAAATTTAGCCCAATCATTCAACGTTCTATTAAAGTACATAGTTCCCCAACTTTGATTACCTAAATCTCCAACATGTTGTTGTATATACATTTCTATAGCGGCCGCGTGGGCTTGTTTTATATCTTCACTTGAATTAGGTATCCCACCTATTTCTTTTTCTGTAACAGATAATTTATTCCAAATTTTATCTGGTCTATTCATAGAGTAACCTCTATATCCTCTTCTTCTTAAATAATACAACAATCTTGGTTTGTTATTTTCACACAAGAGAGGCATTCCGTAAAATACTAATGACATTAAAACATCTTCAAAAAATATTTCAGCGGTTTGTGGTCTAGCTATGTACTCTAAAAAAAAGTGGTTAGGTGGAGCGTCTTCCATGCTAAACTTAGTTAATCCGTGCAGGGCACCGTTAGAACCTCTTCTGTCTACAGTTCCTGATATATCATAACTATCACAACCAAACGCGCCCATGTGTTCATTTGCAGGGTACTTAATACCATTTTTAAGTATTATTCTATTTTGCATATGTTGAGGTGGTACCCAACTTATTTTAAATCTACCTTTTGGATCAGGATAAAATATAACCTGCGTGTCTTTTATTCCGTTAACCCATTGAAAATTTCCAGTATTTACACCAGCCGAATTACCTATACCATCGTTGTAATCTATTTGATCGTATATTCTAACTAAATTAAATATACTGTTTCTAGTTTCGTCTCTAAACGCGTGTTCTTCTGTTCTTGGAAATTGCCTATAAAATTCATTTAAAGCGTCATGATCGTCCTTTAGTCCTTCAGCCTCATTTTCCCAGTGCTCTATTATACCATAATCTATTAATTCACCATCTGGTCCGAGTACATCATTACTTGGATTATCAAAGACTGGATATCCATGTTCGTCAATAAATCCCTCGTAGTTCCACTCCATTGGGATAAAGAGAGAATATAAACCAGACTTTGTTTGTCCATTACGATTTCGTTTTGTAACGTCTGAATCATTATATAATTTTTTAAAATTACCGCCACCTTTTTCTAAAGCGTTAGACGTTGATCCCATCATGCATTTACCAACTATTCTACTACCTAATCGTAAACATGTTTTTGTAACTCTCCAATTGTTTAATATATTATCTGGTCTTTCCCATTTACCACTCTCGTCATGAACTAATAAATTTAACTTTTCACCGTCGTAACTATTGTCTCCAGTATTCTTCCAGTCGATAGTCGTATCTAATCCTTGTATTTCTTCCATTCTATCCGTTGATGACATTTTCTTTCTCGTAAACTTACTAGCGGGAACACGATAAGCCAACTCGGATTTTGGACGATCCATTCCATCTTGTATAGGTTTAAAAAAGAACGGATAGTTAATTGATATGGGAACAACTTTATCTGTAAACATTTTTTTTGCATCATTACCTGTTTTTGATAGTATACCATATCTATTCC